TCAGGTGACCAAACAGCTTTTAACTTACGTGTCTTAGCAACAATAGGTAGAGACCTAAGTTCTAAGTTCACTTCAGGAATATTCAACTGATTAGTTGTAGCGTCACCGATTCTGTCTTCAAAGTCACCTCTGTTACCAGCGTCTGTTTGTTGTACGTAATCAACTGAGTAAGAACCAGTTGCATTAGCAACAGCAGAAGCAGATACAATCAATGTAAGTGTATTACCTGCAATTGATCTAAACTGTGGAAACTCTTTAGCATCGCCAGTGGATGGAGCAGTAATGTCCCAAGACCTTACAGCTAATTTATCAGGACGAGTTAAACCAGAAAGACTACCTGTTACTTTAAAGAACTTATGACCAGTAGCCATAGCACCAGAAATCTCAGAATCGAAATCGATATCTTTGAAAGATGCCTGTGTACCAGCATAGTCATTACTAAAAGCAACATTTACGGTTGACTGACTAATTGAATATCCATAACGTCCAGCACCATAAAAACCAGTGTCTTCTCCGTAAGGAGCAGCAGCACCAGATGGTGAGTTAGGACCTTGTTTACCGATGATATCATCACCAGCAGTAAATTTACCAACGGATGTTCCATACTTGAAATCAAGATAGAAAACAAGTCCAGATGGCAAGTTCATTGGTTGAACAGAAACTAATTCCTGTGCAACGATGTTACCAAAAACTCTACGAACTAATGGGAGTGCAACACCTGACCATTCTTCGTCTCCAACACCACCACCGGCGTTAGGTGAAGTTTTAGAATTCTCAGAAATCAACTGACGAGCCTGGTTTTCTAACAATGTAGCCATACCAGATTTCTGCCATTCGTTTTCCATTCCTTCTAAAAGACCAGATTTGTCCCATTTTGCAACGAGTTTTTGTGATTCTTCTTTTTGTCTCTTCAATGGTGAGGCATCAAGAAGTTTGTTATTTACATAATCACTCATTTTGTTTCTCCAAAAGGGTTAATCTTTTAAAATTCCAGCGAGTTTCTTAAAACGATTTGCTACGTTATCCTCTTCAGAAATAATTTTCGTCTGTGGTTTTGTAGTATTTGTTTTACGACTTGCTGACTCTTTCACACTTCTCTTCTTATTGATTTCACCTCTGTCATTAAAGGATTCTGCTAAAGTAGAGTAAACCAATTTGATTTCACGAGTTGTTTGAGCTCTATCAAAGGTCTCAACAACTTTCATCTTTTGGTCATTACTTAAAACATACTCTTTAAATAATCGGTTAGTATAAAGAAGTTTAGCATTCAAGATGTTAACTTCATGAAGCTTTTCACGTAAGAACGTTACAGCTTCCTTGTATTCATTAAGCTCATTTTGCATAGCTTCAACTGACTCTTTGATTTTCCCTTTACCAGGATCTTCTTCATCAGATGCACTTGCCATTTTGACGCCTGTACCTTTACCGATACCAGAAGATGTAGATTGTTCGTCTATCTCTTCCTCTTCTTCAAGCTCTTCTTCTTCATTTACTGACTCGTCTTTCTTCTCTTCATCGTCATCTTCTCTACGAGGTTTATCACCTTCTTCAAGTTCTTCATCTACATTTTCAGATTCAGCAATTTCGGTTTCAAGCTCTTTGATTACAGACTCAAGGTCTAGCTCTTCTTCCATGTCGTCTTCTTTTTCATCATCTTCATGTTCACCTTCAACAACAGGAGCATACTTCACACCATCGATTTCAATGATTTCACCTTCATCGACTTCATCTTCGTCATCATCTTCTCTACGAGGATCATCGTGCATACCTTCATCTTTACCTTCTTCATCATCATCTTCTCTGCGAGGTTTCATACCCATTTCATCAACATCATCTTCGTCATCATCTTCTCTACGAGGATCGTCTTCATCATGCATACCTTCTTCAACATCTTCTTCAGATAGTTTAGCAGACAACATTGATTTTAAATGTGGAGTGAATGCTTCTTCAAGAGCCATCTTTGCGTTTTCTAATGCGGTCTCACGGACAGCTTTAGCATCTGCAATAGCTTCTTTTAATAAATCAGACATAATTTGTCTCCATTATTTTAAATATTGGAATAAAGTTATTGAGAACTTCAATAGGGTTAGTTTTGTTTAGACACCGTATAGGTCACGGTGTATTGTAGTATATATAAATATAAAGAAAGTTTAAAAAGATTCTTTATTTGCTTTAATTCTTCTTAATCTTAATTTTTTCTTTTCTCGTCTTTCTACTGATGGTTTTGTGTAGTATTGTCTTTCTTTTAATTCTTTTAGTATTTCAGCATTCTTAACCCTTTTTTTGAATTGAGATATTGCCTTTTCTATGGACAACTTACCGACCACAACATAGGGCTGACAGTTATTATTATTTTTTCTTTTACGTTTTTTTCTCACGATATAACCTTTTTGTTAAATTAAAATCCTGTTAATGCTCCATTAGCAGCTGCAAATCCAGCAACCAAAAATCCAATTACCCAACCCAATCCAAACCATACGATTTCTTTTACGTGTGCTTTTAACCAATCCATTATATATCTCCTAATAAATCTTTTAACTTAGGCATTTTTTCTTCTGCCGTCATTAGTTTATTTTGTATTTGTTGTTTTATAAATTTATCTGCCAAGTGTTTTTCTTTTCCATATTTAGCATGACTCCACTTTTTCTGTAGAGATGTTGGTAAATCTGTTTCACTCAAACCGTTGTTTATGAATGATGCAACCCTACGAGCATCCACACTCTTTACCTTTCGATAACGATACTCTTCTAATTTCTTCATCCACTTTACAACCTCTTTTACTGTTATTTTTCTACCTATAGATTCATTCATTTTCTTAAAATCCTTTTGTAATTGCTGGTGTCTTTTAGGTGAACTAATGTTAACATCACTTATATCGTCATCGTTTGTTTCATTATCTTTAACATCAATTGTATCATCCGTTATTGGTTCTAAATCAACTAAATCGTAGCCAGTTGTCTTCTTGATAATCCTAGCCAAATCAGACCTATACTTAGCATACTTCTCCGATGGTAAGTATCCTGTGTATCCCTTTGTTCCAGGTGAACCAGGTGTTCCTGTTGATTCATTAATCTTCTTCTTCAATTAACTGTGCCTCTGAAAGACACCCACGAGCAACTGCCGTGTGAGCATCCTCAATCAAAACAATCTCCGATACGGGTATTGGAAATTCTGATTGGTCAAATTGTTCATTAAATACATCAAGGAATCCATTTACCAATGAAGTTCCCCCACCTATAACTATTGGTACAGGATCAGGAAAGTTCGGTACATTATCAATTCCTTCAAATTGAACTCTAAGGTTCGTTAATAAATAGTTAACAAGAGCACCATAATAGGAACGAATTGCAATTAAAACGTTAGCTTCTTCAGTTCCCTCTTCATATATGTCGTTTATCGTGCTCTTTTTTAAATCTAAATTCTTTGAACTCTCCTTTATGTTTGTTACCTTTGCCTTTGATACACCCGTATCCGTGGCAACACACTCATCAATCCAATCACCACCACGACTCACACTAAATGATAGAGCAGTCATTCCTTGATACATTACAGCTATGTTACACATACCAGCACCCATAGAGATTGCCACACCTGTGAGTTGGTTATCAACCAATCCCTCATATCCTATGGCAACCGCTTCCTCTATTACCTTTACATTATATCCATACTGTTCAATGATGGTTTTCAACACATCTTCATGATAACTGACTTCTCTTTTTTCATCAATTGGTTTTGACGGAACACAGTAAACACAAGTCTCGTTTTCACCAGCATCACCAAGTAGTTCACCAATAATTGCATTTAATACTGGCAAGGCATCCTTTTCACCTGGATTTAACAATCCACTTTTCATTGGTCGTTTTAATTCTGCCGTACTGAATATTTGAGCATAATTAAAAGCATGTTGACCAACGATATGTACTTTTTTGTTTTTTTCTACATACGGAATGCCTTGTCTTTTCAACATTCTTTTGACTTGAGTCACCTCCCCATCTACGGTTAAGAATGCA